AGTCTTGATTGTATGACCCCGCCATGAATTTACGCCACTGGACTTTCTCGCGGGTAGCGGCAATCTCACTGCTGCTTGAGCCGCCATCCAATTCATCTACCATTGTTAGACCTTGCTCAACGAGGGCATCAGCTGCCTCTTGCCTAGCTTTGGATAGGGCTTGGGAATATTCGGGAACATTATTTATTGTCGTACTCAAGTATTGCCTGTTGCACCCGTATTCTTTCGCAAGTTCAGTTATTGTCTTACCTGATGCAATCTCTTCAAACAGGTAATCAGCCCCGCCCTTCTCTTGTATCTCATTCAATATGCGCTTGCGTAATGGTCTACCTGCCATGTGCCTTACTCCAATTTTTCAAAATTTTACGACAGGATGGGGGTATAATGCAAGGGGGTACGGGGGGGGTGGGTTTGTATGTGAGAGGGTAATAATAATAACATGGGGTGGAATAATGCGAGACGGGGGGGGCTAATCCATATATAGCCAGCGCTAATCAATTGCTTAATTCTGATAATCTGAAAGTTAACATAATACATATTATCGGACTATATGCAGCATATTAGACATATGTTAAACAATATCAATCACTTAGCTAGATAATGCCTAATATATGCTAATATTGAGCTATGCGTCGTTCGGATAATCCGAAACTAATTGACATGGTTTAATCCTGGTAATATATGCACGCACGCTCGCGCTTTGCTGTCCACGTCTTTTCCATGCCTTATTTTGCACCATGTCATTCAATGCTTAACAATGTTTCACAATCCACCCCACTGTTTAACAAATGTAATTCAAATATAATGCACAGCATTGGCCACCAGATAAGCATTGGTTTTATTTATTATAACTTCTTTTCAGTAAGCTTAAATTATTTTACTACCAAAACCTTGACAATTTAAAATAATATTATATATTTTACAGAGTAAAATATATAATATTATTTCTGTATTATTGTTTGAATGATAAATATATAGCTACTTACCCACGCATTAAACATAATAAAAGCCCGCAAATAATACAGGCTCTTTATATTAATGTTATGTTTATTAAGCTGCTAATTTAATGAATACTTCGCAAGCTTTATTTAATCCATGTGTATTCATGCAACTATGAAATTGCTGGCTTGTTTTATTTCCTTTAAATTTTATCTTATGTAATTGCTTTGTGTTTTTATCTGTTATTACACAAACACCTTGCCAAAAATCCACTTCATAATTTTCATTTGAATAATCCATTACACCCACCCCGCAACAATATAAACAGTTCCAACCATTGCACCGACTAAACACATCAGGCCAGCAAAATCATACACGCCTAATAATATCAATTCATTTCTAAGTTTTCGCTGGCGTTTAATTGTTCTTAATTCTCTATTAGTCATTTTATGCCACCTCTTTTTTTACTGTAGTAAATGAATAAACAGGTTGAGCATCAACAAAAACCATTCCATTTTTTGTATGCCCGCCAACGTAAGTTGCATCCCATCCAAGTTTTTGCGCTAACATATGAGCAACAACCATATGATTATCTTCATTATTCAATGCGTAATCATAACCTTCTGTAACAGATGTATAATCACCTGTGTGAGTTGCTTTCATTCTTGCACCTTTTGTATTTGTTGCGCTTAAATATTTTGTTGTAATAGTTTGCATTGTTTTATTTCCTTATATTTGTTTATGCATTCTTTTTACGCAGCATATATCCTGGTGTCAACACATTATTATATATTTATTATATATTTATTAGTGGTTGACAGTATATAATATATATATTAATAATAAAGCATAAACAAAACATAAGGAATATATTATAATGGATTGGTCAACATATACAGATGATTTAAATATCCCTAATAATTGGAAATGCGTTAGTTATCACCACGACGAATTACCAAGCTATGAAGTGAACGGCTTTCAAATATATATGGATAGCCACCACATTAGCGAGCGTAAAATTAATTCAAAAAATATTATGGGTTTAGATGATGAATTAATGCCACGCTTTATGGTTGAAAATGATAATTACGAACAATTATTTACAACTAATGATTTTAAAGAATTAAATGCATGGATAGAGGAGAAAAGTAAATGAAAGATACAGTTAAAATAAATCGTGATGCATTGGAGCAACTAACCGATTTTGTGCGTAAAGATATAGAAGTTTCACATTTAGAAACGTCCGATAATCAAGATTTAAAATATATTGTAGATGTTACAGATGCATTGATGTCTGCAAAATATTCACTTGAATTATACAAGCAAAAGGCAAATGCCTTCATTGAACTAAAATATTTACAGTTTTTAACAGAACATACGCAAGACAGCTTTGATTGGATAGCACCAGATACAGATTGGAATTGCTTATCCGATATGCTGGCAACTAATCTTTTAGCAAGTGCCATATTACAAGCAAGGCAAGCAATGCAAATTGAGCCAGAAACAAAAGAGGAGCAAAGCGAATGAGGGTAGTTTCATTATTTGACGGGATGTCATGCGGTCAATTAGCATTGGATAGGCTAGGCATAAAACCAACTTATTTTGCAAGTGAGATTGATAAATACGCAATGCAAGTAACAAAAGCTAATTTTCCCAATACACATTTTATTGGAGATGTCACAAAAGTTGACGCCAAGTTGTTACCCAAGATTGATTTATTGCTTGGCGGTTCACCTTGCCAGGGATTTTCGTTTGCTGGCAAGCAATTGAATTTTGACGACCCAAGGTCAAAGCTATTCTTTGAATATGTGAGATTGCTAAAACAATTAAAGCCAAAGTATTTTTTACTGGAAAACGTGCGAATGAAAAAGGAAAGCCAAGATATTATAAGCGAATATTTAGGCGTCCAACCGATTGCAATTAATAGCAATCTTGTTAGCGCCCAAAATAGATATAGATTATATTGGACAAATATTCCAAATATAACGCAGCCTAAAGATAAGCAAATTAATCTTAAAGATATTATTGAAACAGAACCCGTTGATGTAAAATATAATGCAGGTCAACATTTAATAAAAAATTATAAAGGGGGTAATCAATTAAACCCAAATTATAAAAGCCAAGCGAATACAATACATCCATTAGAAGGGAAAGCAGCAACAATTTGCGCTGGAACTCATGGTTATGCAAATGGATATATACAAAAAAATGCTTCTGTTAATGGTTTAATTTTAGCGGGTCATGCAAGTAATTTAAAAGGCCATGATTATGTAAGGCGCGTATATTCACCAGAAGGTAAAGCACCAAGTTTATGTGCGTCCTCTGGTGGTAATCTTGAACCTAAAATACTAATTGAAAACACCACATGGCGTAAACTAACACCATTAGAGTGCGAGCGATTACAAACTGTGCCAGATGGTTACACCAAATCAGTATCAAATACCCAAAGATATAGGATGTTAGGAAACGGCTGGACTGTTGACGTAATATCACACATTTTAAGCAATATGGAGAAAAGCGAATGAATAGCAAAATAGTAGCCCAACCCTGGTATGATATGGCTGTTAAATCTAAATTTAGCATCCAAGTCGATGAAATAACATTTCATATATTAGACGAATTAGGCAAGCCAATTATAAACGACGATTTTACGCCTATGAAATTTAGATCGTTATTGGAATTGGATTTTATAACAGATTACATTGATCTTGATGATTTGGAGGTTATCCAATGATAAGTAATGAGCAAAAAATGACAATATCTTTAATTGAAAATATGGACGAATTGAAGTTAAAACAATTCTTATTTCATAATCTTGAAAGTGTTGACCCGTATTTATATAAATTATTATTTTCACAGGTAGACGAAAGTAAACTTTCAAATAGGATTAAAAATTGCTTTTTAAATGAACTTGGATTTGAAATATTTCATTATGATTTAATATTAAGAAACGATAAGTTTTTTAAATATATACCAAATTTTGGTAAAAAATCATTAAAAATCGTGAAAGAATATTTAAATGAATACGGTTTAAAATTAAATACAGATTTGAAAGATATTAAATATGAAGCGTTAAAATCTTTAAACCTTATCAATTTAAAACATGATTATTTGTTTGTTGAAAAGAGGGGCTTTATGAAATGATCGTTACATTATCACGCAAAGAGTTAAGCGATTGCAAACAAGCTGCAACTTTACGCTGGCAATTAGCAAGGTTAAGCGGTGTCGTAAATCAAAGAAAAGATAAAGGCAGAACTGACCAGGATTTAGATTTCTTAGGTATAAAAGCAGAACTAGCCGTATCAAAGGTTTTTGATTTAGATTTTAACCCATTCCAATTAGGTGTTGATGATGGGGCGGATATGTTTTTACATAACATTTCAATTGATGTTAAATCGACGTTTTACCCACATGGTAAGCTTTTATTTAAAAGCAAAAAATCATTTAAATCAAATTGTTCTGTATTGGTGGCAAAAGTTGATGAAGATAGAATGAATGTTGTTGGCTTTGCAACAAAAACTATGTTTTTGGAGCAAGCCGAACAAAATGATTTGGGACATGGTAAGGGGTGGATGATTGAGCAACACGTATTGTTGCCATTGTCTAAACTATGGGAAGTTGCAACAGAACAAAAGCTTTACAAGCCAAAAAGGGAATCGAACACATGACTTTTTTTACACTTTTAAGCATTTCTTTGACTTTAGAAGGTGGATCGAACTTTGAGCAAATGTATGCCAGCGCGAAAGAATGTGGGGATGCTATGCCAGCAATATATGCGAAATATTATCCACACTTCCCTGAAAGCATGGCTCAATGCCTGCAAACAGATAAAGTTTCATCATTAACCATTAAACCAAAACTACGTCCAGAGGGGTTAAAATTATGATTAAAGATAAGATAATTAATGTTGGTGGTGAAAAGATTGTTTTTAACCCCAACTCTATTTTAAATGAAGTTTTTAAAAATCACATAAAGGATTTACAGAAACCAGAACGAACCAAAATACCCGCATTAGATGATGATGGTAAATTCGTGAGGTATGAGTGATGGCTGTTAATGCAAAAACGATTAAGCAAATTAAATCCGCAGCCGAACAAGGTTTAACACAAGCCGAGACCGCTAGGCTTTTAGATATGAATGAAAGCTTTTTAGCTAGAACTAAATCTAAATATAATATTGAATTTATAAAACATGAGGAAAAATATGCACGTTTCAGAAGCCCACAAAATGACAATGAGATTAATCAAGATGAACTCGTTAATGATAGAGGACATGAAAAACCCAGACCCGACCAGGGACAGGAAATACTACAGGTGGTTTTTAGAAGAGCAGCAAGCCTTGATGGAAAATATGGAGTTGAAACTGAGAAGCCACCGAAAAACATCGAAGAACTCAAAGAAAGATTAAATCAGAATGATAAGAAACATCATTACGAAATAATATATTCTTACAAGATGCAACAATTTGAGAAACAGCAAATAAAACTAGGATTAAGAACGCCATTACATAAGGGTAGAAAGATACAAAGCTTGTCAACTTCATGTGCAAATAAGAATATTTCACTTAATTCACAAAGCTTTCCCGCAAAGCATGAGATTGCCAAACAGCAGCGTATATTAAAATCAATTAATCGTGGCGGTAGATATACAACGTCAATGGTTGCTAGGAATACAGGGTTAAGCGTTTCATTCGTAGCACCACAATTAAACATATTATACAGCCAAGGTTTGGTATCTCGAAATAATGAAAATCAAAAGCCATTCATAGGTTCAATTGAAGGTAAAAAATCATGGCGGTATGTTTATTTTGCAAAAAAGATTAAATAATATATTGCACCAATATAAATTATATATATAACTGACTATAAAAATGAAAATGGAGATTAACATGGATAGAAAAACTTTAATAGGATTTAGCGATAAGCAACATGAAGCGATTGCTGAAGCTGCAAATAAAACTGGATTAAGCTTTACGGCATTTGTTCGTATGGCGGCCTTAATTGAAGTTGATAAGGCTGGAATAAAACTTAACCCACCGAAGGTTGATTAATATGCTTTCAATCTTTGGAATTGATCCTGGTTACACTGGTGCGATTGCGATTTATTGGCCTGAAGCCAATAAACTCGAAATCCACGATATGCCAATAATGTTAAATCATGCTGGTAAAAATATTATAGATTGCCATGCATTACTAAATATTTTAGAGCCAGAAACAAAGACAAGATTTGCAGTTGTTGAGCGTGTTGGGTCTATGCCAGGGCAAGGTGTATCTAGTGTATTTAGATTTGGTGAGGGTTATGGAATGTTGCAGGCATGTATAGCTGCTAACAAGCACCCCACGCACTTTGTAACGCCCGCAAAGTGGAAGGGACATTTCGGATTGAATAGGGATAAAGGCATAAGTCGCAGTAAAGCAATGGAAAGATTTCCAGAATATGCTCAATTATTTAGTAGGGTCAAAGATGACGGACGTGCAGAAGCCGCTTTGATTGCATTATATGGGGCAGAAAATTTTAAATAGAGGAGAATAAAATATGACTATGATTTTAAGTAATAAAATGAGCAATGAAGAGTATCATGCACATGAGAATATATCATCAAGTGATTTAAAGGCAGTAGCCAGCACAACATTACGTCACTGGAAAGGTAAAGTACGCAAAGAAAACCCTGCTTTTGATTTAGGTACGGCAGTACATGCGATGCTACTTGAGCCAGAGAAAGATTTAATTTTACGTGGGCCAGAGACAAGGCGCGGCAAGGCGTGGAGTGAAGCCAAAGAGGATGCAGAGAAGCAAAATAAGCTACTACTGACCGAGGCTGACTATGATTTAGCATGTGACATGGCTGAAGAGTGTTTAACGCACCCCATGGGAGCTAAATTATTGAACAACAAAGAGTTGATTACAGAAGCATCATTCTTTGTAACGTGTCCTGAAACTGGATTAGGGCTTAAAACCAGACCTGATGGGTTTTTAGCATCTGCTGGCCTAATACTTGATGTAAAGACATGCCAAGATGCAAGCTTGAATGGGTTTTCTAAGGCTTTGAGGAATTTTAATTATTCTTTGCAACAAAGCTTTTACAGATATTGTTTAGAGCTTGAAGGTATTAAGATTTCTAATTTTATATTTATCGCAATTGAAAAAGAAAAACCACATGCAACAGCATGTTATGAATTGTCAGATAAATATGACAGGTACGCACGCCAAGAAATGATGCAAACATTACACAAGATAAAGCGGGCAAAAGAAACCAATGATTACAGCACTGGTTGGCCTGATTTAGAAACATTATCTCTACCACCTTGGTTGGATGGCGAGATATAATTTATCCCAGCGTGAGGGTGTCACGTATTTTTAAAGAAAGGTAAACATAATGTTACCACAAATACTACGTCGAAAAGAGGTACAAAAATGGGTTGGTGTGGGAAGATCTACACTTCACACTTGGGTAAAGGAAGGGCATTTCCCAAAGCCAATTAAATTAAATTTTAAAGAAGGTAGAAGCGCTGCAGTTGGATGGCGTGAAGAGGATTTGATGGATTGGTTTAATAATTTAAAGGAGACAAAATAATGCAACATATGATAAGCGGTGTAACCGCATTGTACCCTAGACTAAATGGTACATA